AAAGGCTGACCAGGCAATTACATATGGGATCGTAAAGAGCATCGAGGATGTTGTTAATCGCTTCATCCAGGCACAGGGTTACGGGAAGAATTTCAAGGTTACCTTTCTTGATTGCAGCCCTTTTAACCGAAAGGAGTTGGCCGATTCCTACCTGAAAGCCTGTCAGTTTGGCATCCCTATGATTAGCTACTATGCCGCAACGCAAGGACTTAATCAGTCTGAGTTGGATTGCATGAGTTTCCTTGAGAATGAGATCCTGGGGCTCCCAGATATGTTCCGTCCGTTGCAGAGCTCATCAACAATGAGCAGCTCCGGCACAGGAGATGGAGGTGGTGCTACCGATGAGGGTGGCGCTCCCGAGAAAGATATCGATGAGCTGAGCGAGGGCAGAGAAAAGAATAGAGAGGAAGAGTAGGTATGCCCAAGTTTATATATGTATTTAGTGAAGAGGAGCGGGACAAGCTCTGTTCACTACAATACGAAATGCTTAAATGTGACACATCAAAGCATATTTATGTATTTTTGAATAAGGAGCGAAAGGACTTTTCGTGTAACGAAATTAAGTTTGCACTGTCCGACACGCTGACATTCTGACCCGCACGGTGCTCTGTGCGGGTCTTACTATATCCAAAGGCGGTGAAGTTTGATATGGGCGAGCGAAATATGAGCATCGTTTTTTCTTCTGGAATCAGCTCATTAACCGAGCGCAACGCTTCCTTTGACAGCGGCGTTTTACGTGTCTGCTACACGGGAAGAAACCGAAATAACAGCTTCATCAGCAAGGAGACCTTTGAGCGTTGTATGCCCAGTATCTACAACTGTCCCATCGTATGCAGATACGACAGAGAAACAGATACGATCGGCTCACACGATATGGAACTTGTGACTGATAAGGACGGCGGAATGCACATTGTAAATGTCACCCATCCTGTCGGTATCGTTCCAGAGAGCGCCAATTATTGGTGGGAGGAGATCGAGGACGACTCTGGTCTGCACGAGTATCTGTGTGTTGAGGCATTGCTCTGGAAGCGACAGGAGGCTTACAGAAAGATTAAAGAGGACGGAATCACCGACGAGTCTATGGAGATCACCGTTAAAGAAGGAGAAATGATTGATGGCGTTTATGTCATTAGTCGCTTTGAATTTACTGCCTTTTGTCTTCTGGGCACGGCTACGCCGTGTTACGAGTCTGCATCGCTGGAAGTATTCTCCCGTGATGACTTTAAGGCACAACTTGCTGAAATGATGCGGGAATTTAAGGAAACATTTTCATTGGAACAATCCTCGCAAGAGGTTGTTATACACCCACAAAATTATTCGGAAGGAGGAGAAGAGGTATTGGAACAGAAGATCGCACTTATGGCAGAGTTCGGTTTGAGCGCAGAGCAGCTCGACTTTAATTTAGATGATTTCACTCTCGAAGAACTCCGTGCAAAATTTGAAGAGATGACGGCCACTCCCAATCCGGAACCGTCTGCGGAAAGTTTTGCCTTGGAGGGGCAGTTTCGCGAGGAATTGTTTGGCGCTTTGAGCGAAGAAAAGACCGAGACGTGCTGGGGGCTCGATTCCCGATATTGGTTCTGGGACTACGACAGGGATGCATCTGAAGTGTATGCGACCGACGTAACAGATTGGAATCTTTATGGGTTCCCCTATTCAATGAACGGCGACCATGTGGTCATTGATTTCGCAAACAAAAAGCGTATGAAGTTGACTCTCGTTGCATTTGACGAGGGAGAATCGGTCAACCCCATTGGCAGTATGTTCACCAAGGTTTCTGAGAAGTACAGCGCAAACGATGCACAGTGGGAGCAGAAGTACCAAGCCGCCTCCGACACGATTTCGTCTATGGAGAGTGAGCTGGATACTCTGCGTCAGTTTAAGGCTGATACCGAGGATGCCATTGCAAAGGGCGAGCGGGACGAAGTCTTTGCACAGTTTGAAGACTTGATTGGCGTCGAAGCGTTTGATGCCCTGCGAGAAAACTGCAAGGAATATTCCATTGAGGCGCTTGAGGAAAAGTGCTATGCAATTCGTGGCAGAAATGGCACCGTTGCAAAGTTTTCGTATGAACCCAAGGCCCCTAAGCTGCCGGTAGAAAAGACTATCGTTACGCCTGAACCCTACGGCGGTGTATTCACCGAGTACGGGATTAGTTCCGGCAGTCAGCATAATTAAATAAACTACAAGGAGGAGTCGATTTATGGCTTATACAATTATTCGTACCGATTTGATGAGCGGTACCAAGCAGCCTGCCGACCTTGTCTCCCTGCGCTTTTATAATGCTGCAGATGAACAGGCAGAGGTTGAGAACGGTGTCATTGTTCAGTTGCAGGGTTATGAGGATGGTGAGCGCGAGGTTATGAAGGCCGTTGCCGCAACTGCCGGTGCTGATCTGAATGAGTGCGCCATCGTTGCTGGCGTTGAGGTTATGTATGACGAGCGCAAGAAGAATCTGGATGAGTACATCAACGAGGCAGGCAAGGCTGTGCGCGGTTATATTCCCCGCAGCCGCAATGTGTTCTCTGTCACCAAGGAAGGCTTTGTCGGCGGCACCGTTCCTGCCAAGGGTGACGAGGTAGGCATTGGTGCAGATGGAAAGATTGACGCCGCCGGTACTGGCCTTGGCACTTGCGTAGATGTCGAAGTGGTTGGTCGCCACACCGACTACGCAATCAAGATTGCCAAGACTGAAGTCTAAAAAAGGAGGGCAATACAATGGCTGAAATGAAAGATATTGTTAAGGTTGCTGTTGATGCCTACCACGGGAATGTGGAGCAGTATTCTGTTGGTCAGTCTATGGAGCTTTTGCAGAAAGCTTTGATTGATGCCAACGGTGGCAGTACAACCCTGAACTATAAGAACATTCGCGACGGCAAGTGCAACGGCCTTTTCACACTGATTGAGGAAGTGCTTAGCCGCACTGTTGTCGAAGGACTGCAGGGCGATGAATATTTTAATGCCCTGGTAGATTTCCGCAACATCGCTGAAGGCGATAAGAATATCTTCCTTGTTGAGGATAGCAATCTGTTCATTGTCTCTGAGGCTGCAGATGGCACCCAGGGTATTCGCCGTCAGCGTCTGAGCGGCCTCAATGAGGTAAGCATTCCCACTTCTTTGAAGGTCGTTAAGATTTATGAGGAGCTCAACCGTGTTCTCTCCGGTCGTGTTGACTTTAACCACTTTATCAATAAGGTGGCAGAGTCCTTCCGTGTGAAGCTGCTTAATGACATTTACACCCTGTGGAGCAGCGCAACTGCCGAAGATTTTGGCGGTGTTACCTACTTCCCCACTGCCGGTGCTTACGACGAGGAAGAGCTGCTTGATCTGATTGCCCATGTCGAGGCCGCAGCAAACGGCAAGCCCGCCACTATCATTGGCACCAAGAAGGCTGTTCGCAGCCTTGACATCACCCCCTTCGGTGACAAGGCCAGAGAAGATCTGTACAACCTCGGCTATGTTGGCAAGTTCTTTGGTACTCCTGTTGTTGTGACGCCTCAGCGCCATAAGACTGGCACCACCGAATTCGTGATGAACGATGACATCCTGACCATTATTGCTGGCGATGATAAGCCTATCAAGTGTGTGTACGAGGGTGATCCCATTGTTCTTATGGGTGATCCTCTGGCGAACGGCGATCTGACCCAGGAATACCTGTACGGTGAGAAGTACGGTATGGGTATCGTGCTGGCCGGTGGCAACGCAGGCATTGGCCGCTACGAGATGACCTAATCTAAAACGAAACAGCGGGGCTCATTACGAGCCCCGCATTATGTATGAAAGGGAGATACTATGTCTAACGAAACTGCAAACAAGAACCGGAACGCACGCAGCGCAGAAGAGCGCCCTGCCTCTGTAGATGAAACCAATGTTGCTGAGGCTGCATCCGAGGCTACATCTGAGCCCACGTCAAAGAAGCCGCTTGTTCCAAAAGAGGTTGACCCGAACCAGATCGTGACAGTACGCAATGGTTTTCAGGGTAGGCTCGTTTACAAAAGTAAACGCACCGGAGAACGCTGGTGCTGGGATACTTTTGGCGCCGAACAGGATATGGAGCTGGGCGAGCTGAAGAATGCGAGAAACTCCAACAAAAAGTATTTCATCAACAACTGGTTTATGTTCGATGAGGAATGGATCATCGACTATCTCGGTATGAGGCAGTATTACAAGAACTCAATCCCCATCCGGGATTTTGATAAGCTGTTTGAAAAGCCTGTTACAGAAATCGAAAAGGTCGTATCCAAGTTGTCAGATGGTCAGCGTAAGTCCGTTGCTTATAGGGCAAAGGAACTTATTGCGGAAGGCGGCATCGATTCCAACAAGGTAATCGCCGCTCTGGAGAAATGTCTTGGGGTCGATCTGGTCGAGTGATAAAGGGGCGTGAGAATAAATGGGCGTTCCATATGACAGATTTACAGAAGCGTTTCTGTCCAAGATAACAGAGTATGATTTCATCAATCTGCCTGACCTTGAGAGAAACGATCTGATTGATGGATATATGAAGCGGGCAATCGCATCCTTTAAGAAAAATTGCAAGTATGACCTTGCTACGACCGGTGATGATGCCGTCCGTGAGTTTAGCGTCGAAATCCCTGCAGATGACTTGGATGAGATTGCAGACATTGTTTCCGAGGGAATGCTTGTGCAGTGGATGAAGCCCTATACATACAGACAGGAAAATCTCGAAAGCATTCTGAACACCAGAGATTTTACAACCTATTCCCCCGCTGAGCTATTACTGCGTATTGGTAACGCATACGCTGCAGCCAGAAAGGATTTTACGAATATGGTGAGGGAGTATTCGTATAACCACGGGGATCTGACGGACTTGCACTTATGATGCTGCAAACTACGGCCGGTGTGCCGATGGATGCTCAGGTCTTGAACAATTATTTCCGCACCCTCATCAATCTTTTCTTTAAGATACTCCCAATCTGGGAGAGCGGAGAGAGTTCTCTTGAGACCTATATGCGAAGTCTGCAGGCTGAGCTCCTTGGTTGTAAAGAGCTTATTGAGGCGATTCACAGCGATCCGCTGTTCCTGTCCCTTATTTCCATTTTACAGTACCTCATAGACAATCCTATGTGCGATGTACCAACTGTAAAACGGGAGGTGTTCCGGGCAATCTCTATCTGCAACAAGCTTAAGGCAAGATATGCCGTCCCGCCCGATAAGGGGGTGGCGCAGTGAGTCTTTGGGACACTTATCGCTCACGGCTGAACGCACGCGGCGGCGATAGGCGCGGCGTTGTTTTACAGCGCGAATATAGATATCTGAATAGCAAATTGCCTGCGAGCCTGTCTTACCATCAGCTCACTATCAACGGCGAGCCACGAAGTATGGCTGTCATCAATTCTGACAATCTGGACAGAAAGACTCTATGTACTTTGCCTGGCGAGGATTTACCACATGGTGGTCTTGTTGAATGGATGAACAACCGGTGGCTCATCATTGAACGTGATGCGAACAATGAGGTTTATACCAGGGGCGTTATGCGTCAGTGCAACTACCTGCTTCGGTGGATAGCTGATGATGGCAACATCATTGAGCGCTGGTGTATCGCCGAGGACGGAACGAAGTATCTCACGGGCGAATATGGAGATAACGACTTTGTCCTTACGAGAGGCGACACGAGGATTTCCGTTACACTGCCAAAGGATGACTACACCATCAAGCTTAATCGAAAAAACAGATTCCTGATAGACGATTATAAGTCACCAACCGTTCTTGCTTATGAACTCACAAAGCCTTTTAAGCTGGGTGGTTCCTATGGCGAAGACGGCGTGGTGGTTTTTGTTATGCAGGAGTGCAACACGGAGGACTCTGATAACCTTGAGCTTCATATCGCCAACTACTACGATTATTTCCCGCGTGATGGCGCAAGCACACCCGATCCCCCTGTGCCTGATGAGGATGAGCAATCTGGAAAGAAGGTGTGGTTCTGATGCAGCTCGAAGAATTCTTTGATTATAAAAATCAGTTGATGGAGGACTTGCTCACCAACCCCGCCATCGTGAGATTGCTCGATGACGACTTCAAAGAAACGGACGTGCCTGAAACCCTTGTTTATAAACAGGTTTTCCCGTTTGAATACATCCCGGACACCATTGAGCATGGGCAGACATTTATCTGCTGCGACGTGGATGTACAGCGTACGCTGAACAAGACCTTCTTGTCGCCCGTTTTGTATGTATGGGTGTTTTCGCACCAAAGCAAGCTTCGTCTGCCGGAGGGTGGTGTTCGGACGGACAAGCTGTGTTCAGAGATTGCCAAGGCGATAAATGGCAGCAGAAAATACGGGCTTGGTGAACTTGATCTGTATTCGGTAAAAAGGTTTGCTCCTATTAACGACTATCAGGGAAAGGTTCTTACCTTCCAAGCACAGGATTTCAATAGGCTGTCGCCCACTGGCAAGCCGGTTCCATCGAACAGAAAGAGGGGTTAAATGGCTACCCTCAATCTTCTGTATAAAGAGGAATATGCCATCAACCAATATATCAATGTGCGCATCCCAAAGGTCGGGGAAATACTCGATTGTGAGGATGAGTATTACGGAATGGTCTCAATGCTAACAGCTATGCCAATCGATATGATGGTGCAGCTCGACGAAATAGGCGTCGATTTCACCACCATCAACGAATGGGAGCTGTTTTTGCTTTTATTCGGAGCATTAAAGCAGAGGGACACATCGCTCATATTTGGTGATTTGGATTTGTCTCAATTTGAAGTTGCCATCAATCCGCAAAACAACAACGTAATTCTCGCCAACAAGAGTACGGGCGTAAGAATCGACCGCGCTTTGCACGGTCAGATCGCCAGCACATTGAGAAAAATTCACCACCTTGAACGCAACAATCGCAAACCTGCAAATGGTGAAGCGAAAGATTATATGCTCCAGCGGGCAAAGGAGAAGATGCGCAGACACAACAGGCGTATGACCGACTCCCAGCTCGAAGGCTTGATTGTTGCACTTGTGAACACTGAACAGTTCCACTATGGATTTGAAGGGACACGAGAACTTTCTATCTATCAGTTTAACGAAAGTGTCAGACAAGTCATCAAGAAAGTTGACTATGACAACAAGATGCACGGCATCTATGCTGGCACAGTCAGTGCGAAAGACCTAAGCCAAGACGACCTAAATTGGCTAACTCACAAATAGGAGGAGAACGTCTATGAATATCCAAGATATTACCATTACCAGTCTTGAGACTATTACCGCGTTTGATATCACGACTGGTAGCTTTAAGTTCGTTCTGGATGAACTTCAGAACGCTGCTATCTCCCAGACCCAGGAGAAGACAGACATCACCGGTAAGCAGGGTCGCAAGCTCAACTCTCTGAAGAAGAACAAGGCTGTCACCATCAGTGGTACCAACGGCCTTATCTCCGGTGGTCTGCTTGAGCTGCAGACTGGCAGTGAGTTTGAGAATAAGACCACTACGGTTATGTGGCCCGATTATCTTACCGTTACAGGCAATGCCGCTACTACCAGCTATGTTGCCGTTGGCACTGCTGGCAATGAAATTGAATCTGTTTACGTTAAGAACAGCGATGGTACTCTGGGCGCAACACTGACACAGGGTGCTGCGGTGGCTGCTGGTGTGTTTACATATGACCCTGCTACGAAGGCGCTTGCCTTTAACGATGGCGAAATCGCAGACGGCACAGAGATCGTTGTGTATTACTTCCGCCAGATTCAGGCCGACGTACTTGAGAATATGAGTGATACATACTCCGGTAAGTGCACCCTGTATATTGATGCCTTTGCGGAGGATAAGTGCGCCAATGTTTACCGCATTCAGTTCTATATTCCGAAGGCTGACTTCAACGGTGAGTTCAGCTTTGAGATGGGCGAGAACCAGAGCGTGCACGCTTTCGAGGCAGAGGCACTCTCCGGCGCTTGCGGCACCAGCGGTGCTTTCTGGACTTACACAATCTTTGGCGCAAACGCTGATGATGTTGTCGCAAACCCTTAATCGGGTCTGACATCCTGACTATTCCTGCCCAAGGTCAGACCCTACTGGGCAAAACTGTTTCTGAGATGATCGGCCCCGATGTCAAGGTGTATGCTGATGGCACAGTGACCGGTACTCTGAACTACGTGACCGACTTTGCTGACTTTGCCAGCGACCCCAGCTTGCAGTCTGGGCACTATTTCCCGCTGATGCTGACTCAGTCCGGTACCACGATGACGCTGAAGAAGAACGGCGCAGCGATTGCGGACAAGACAGACCTTCCGTTTGATCCGGAGATCCTCTTCCGCATCGAGAACAAGAATACGACCTACGGCGTTGCCGTTGACGGCGTAGACGTTGTGACGCTGAACTTCAAGAGCGCTACCCTTGCTTGATAAAGGCTGGTGTGCGTATGCCGAAAGCAATCAAGAAGTGTCGGGTGTGCGGCAAGGAGTATGAAGCCTGCCGCACCGCAAGTCAAAACATCGGTGTGTTCCGTTGGCAAGAGGTTGCCTGCTCCCCCGAGTGTGGTACGGTTTATCTTGCGAGAATCAACGAATCTCGCAACCCCGCAGTCGTGCGGAAGAATAGGCGCAAGCAGTAACTGTATATAAGAACAAATGAGAAACGTGGGAAGGTGGAGCAATCCGCCTTCCCTTTCTCTATTAGGAGCGCAAATGAAACATATCAAATTGACGATTGATGAGGGTACGCTTGCTGAATATGAAAAACACTATTTCTCCATACATAAGCAGGCGAAGAAAAAGCCGATAGCGCATCCTTATCACGAATCCATCAATCAATGGATGATTATGAAGCGCCCAATGATGAACGCGCTCAAAGGCAAGTGGAAGGACTTCATTGTCTGGTTCATAGACCAGCAAGGTTATGCTAACCTGCGCATTGAAAAATGCGAGCTGACTTTCACTACATACTTCGGTAATAACCGCAGACACGACGTGGACAACACCTGTCCGAAGTTCATTCTGGATGGGCTATGCGAAAGTGGCTTCATCGTGGACGATGACAGTCATCACGTTTTGAAATTAACTTTAATGTGCGCTATAGACCCAAAGAGGCCGCGCACTGAGATTGACATTCTTTACTGGAATTAAAAGGAGGAAGCTGACAATGGCTAAAAACGAAAAGAAGATCTCTATCAGTTCTCTGGACAAGATTATTAAAGAGAACTTTTCCAATAAGTCTATGCACGAGTGGTACGGTGTCGAGGTGGCCGTAAAGCATAGTCTCAGCTTTACCGAGACGTTGGAGTTCGTGGGCAGTGTCGTGGATAGCTGCTTCCAGCCCAACGGCGACTACATCCCGGAGGTTATGGACTTCGCAATCAAAAGCAACATTCTTAGCAAATACACCAACATCTCGCTCCCTGACAATCTGGAACATCGTTATGAAATCATATACAACTCAGACGTTGTTGATTTTGTGTGCCAGCATATTAACAAAACGCAACTTCAGGAAATTGTGACTGCATCCGTCCGCAAGGTTGAGCATCTTTGCAACACAGGCATTGTCGAGATCCGCGCAAAGTTGAACGGATTGGTGGATAGTTTTGCTGAGATGCAGACACAGACTGAGGAAATGTTCTCAAATGTATCCGCTGATGATATTGCCAAAGTGATGAGCGCCATTGGCAACAACGGCGAGATCAGTGAAGAGAAAATTGTTCAGGCGTTTCTGAAACACAAGAGTCCTGAGACGGAGAAAGCGTCCTGATGGTCGGTGTCAACATTGGTTCCATTATGAAAAAGGTGGAAGCGTACGGACGTTCTGCTAAGGGAAAGCTGCGTATGCGGGATCGCATTGACGAATACGTAGCAAATGGCGTTGATAAAACCGCAGCCGGTGACAAGGTTATCAGTGAAGCAGATATGTGGCAAGCTGCCGCAAAGCTCATCAGAGTTCTGCAAATCACCGCGCAGAGCCACGGGCTCCCCGCCTCTGTTATGCGGCACTTTGATAGCCTGGAATGCTCTAAGCCAATAAGGATGCCAGATGGCAGCACTACAATATACGTATATTTCGGAGACGATCTGCATAGAGACTCGCTTTATTCCGATGGATACGATGGCGTACGGAACATTGTTGCTTTGCTGAATAATGGATATCACGCAAAGAACTATGTGTACGGTGATTGGGATGGACACGCACCAACTGGTGAGTCGAAGTTTGATGGACGAAGCATCGACACTTCTGCCTATATCCGAAGCAGGAAAGACAGAGAGGGGCTCCACTTTATCCAGCAGGCGGTGCAGGATTTTAATGGAAACTACGGTTACGATTATAACGTCACGGCAGTTGTCGGTGATGAATACATTTGATTTTGAAACAGGCTTGGCTTTGTGCCAAGCCTTTTCTTTGTAAAGGACGGTGAGAAACAATGGCAAACGCAGATATTTCCTTGCTGTTTGGTGTGCTTGGCGAAGGATCTCTAAGTGGTGAGAGCGGCGCTTTAATACAGAGTCAGCTCACTCAAATAATGTCTGCCTTAAATAAAAATCCACTTAAGGTCAAAGTTGCATTGGACACCGAAGTCGGTGGCCAGAAATCTTGGAGCAGTCAATTACAAACGAAGCTGAATGCTATCAGCACAAGCGGGAAGTTTTCTGTTCAGGTGTCCAACATAAAGATTGGTGCCGGTGCCATTTCTGATTTCAAGAAACAGTTAAACGCCGTCATCAACACCTTGAATCTGGACAAGGGCACCTCCATCACTCTAACGGCCGATGGTATCGGAGAGATCAAGGCAAAGATGGGAGAGGCCGCTTCTGCTGCTAAGTCCGCCTCCGTATCTTTCGCGGAGGTTAAAGCTCACTTGCAAGCATTGAACGCTGAGAGCAAAAGGATTACAGGCAATTACACAAATCTGCTTGATACCAGCGAGGACGTGCAGGAGCTCGAACAATTAAAGAAGGCATATATCGATTATAACACGGCAATCAATAATCTTGCTCAGAGTAAAACCGGCGCAGAGCAGGAAGATATAGATAATGTGTATAGGCTCAAAGCGTCTTTAGAATCGCTTATCAGTTCTATGCAGGAGCGCCTGAGACTGGCACAAGAAACATCGAATGCGGAGTCTGCTGGTAGCCAAAGTGCCAACGATGGAGACAGGGCGAGATTGGCGACTCTGCAAGAGGTTATTAGTGCCTATCAAAAGATTGATAGTTATATCAATAAGAACCCACGGATAGTTGGAACCCCACAATATGAGCAGCTCACATCAATGCGCAATGAGTTGCTTGGTGTGTGGCAGGCAAGCAAAAATGCATCTGATGGCTTGACCAATATGAGCAAAACTGATTTGAGGGGTATTCTCAACAACCTCTCTCAAATGGATGTGGAGCTCACTGAGGCTGGGAAAAAGGGAAAGACACTTGGCGGCGTTCTTCAGGCGGCTTATAAAAAGTTTGGCGGATGGATGCTTGTTACCAAGAGCTTAATGACCGCCATCAATATCTTTAAGCAGATGCTGCGCAGTGTGCGTGAAATCGATAGCGCTATGACCGAGCTTAGAAAGGTCACCAGTGCTACCGAGGCTACATATACTGCGTTTCTTAATAATGCTACAGTTCGTGCAAATGCATTAGGTGCGACGGTGGCCGATGTAGTGAATGCTACTGCTGACTTCGCCAGACTTGGATATACGATTGACGAAGCTTCTAATTTGGCAGACGCTGCAACTGTGTATAAGAATGTCGGTGATGGCATCGAAGACATCGGTATCGCGTCTGAAAGCATCATTTCCACAATGAAGGCATTTGGCATAGAGGCTGAAAACGCAATGTTCATTGTGGATAAGTTTAATGAAGTAGGCAATAATTTTGCGATTTCCTCAAAGGGGATCGGCGATGCGCTGGTGCGTTCTGCCGCCGCCCTCGCTGCCGCTGGAAACAGCTTGGACGAAAGCATTGCTTTAATCACGGCGGCTAACAATGTTGTGCAAGATCCGGACAAAGTTGGCACAACTCTTAAGACAGTGTCTATGTTTCTTCGTGCTGCGAAGACTGAGGCCGAAGAAGCCGGTGAAAGCACGGAGGGTATGGCAAACAGCGTATCAGAGCTGCGTGAGGAATTGCTTGCTCTGACCGGCGGCAAAGTTGACATTCAAATTGATGAGGATACTTTTAAGAGTACATACCAAATCATTAAGGAACTGTCTGAAGTTTGGAATGAGCTGACCGATATCTCGCAGGCTAACATTCTTGAAATGGTTGGCGGTAAACGCAACAGTAACGTGGTCGCTGCCCTGCTGAGCAATTTTAGTACAGCCGAAGACGTTATCGCCACTGCTGCTTCTGCAGCCGGTTCCGCCCTGGCCGAGAACGAAAAGTATCTCGATTCTATTTCTGGTAAGCTTTCTCAGTTTAAGGCTGCGGCAGAGACGTTATCAATCAATATTATTGATAGTGAGGCTGTTAAGCTGATTGTCGATATGGGGACAGGCTTGCTCAAAGTTCTGAATGCGCTTCAAGATATACACGTTTTATTGCCTTTGATTGTTGCATCGTTAGTGCTGATAAAGAGTATATCTCTTGCAAAGCAGTTCTCGGAGATGTCGGCGAAAGTCGCTCCTTTAGTTTCTGCTTTGATTGCCAAAAAGGGCGTCACGGATTCGCTGACCGCTTCCGTTGCGGCACTGAGCTTAAAAGAAAAAGAGCTGCTTGTTACACAAATCCAGCAGGCTGCTGTTAATGGGCAGATTTCTGCGGCTATGGCCCAGCAAATTCTGCAAACCCTCGGACTGGTAACTGCTGAGGGTGCATTAACTGTTGCAAATAAGGGACTTGCGGCAAGCTTCAAAAGTGTTATGGCCTCAATACCTGTATGGGGCTGGATCGCCCTTGGTATATCTGTTGTTCTTGAGGTTGTAACCGCGCTTATCCCCAAACTGCAGAGTTCTAAAAAGAGCATCGAAGAGCTTGACTCTGAGTTTAATGAACTGTCTACAACTATTCAAAATATATCATCTGAGTTTAATGAACTCAATGATTCTGCTGAAGAAATAATTCCGCGTTTCGCTGAACTTGCACAGGGCGTTGATAAGTTTGGCAACAATATTTCTTTGACAGATGATGAATATGCCGAATTTATATCTCTGAACAACACTCTTGCCGATATGTTCCCTGATTTGGTCAGAGGATATGATATCAATGGAAACGCAATACTCAACCTCTCCGGCAATGTCGATACACTGACCTCTTCTTTGTATGATTGTGTCGAAGCGCAAAGAGCATTGGCGGCTCAAGAGATCGCAGATACAATGCCGAGCGTTATGGAGAACATTGTTGAATCAGAGGATGCGTATAGGGATGCAATCAGAGACATCAGAAATGATGCCGATGATGAACGAGAGATAATCCAAGCCCGCATTGACAGCTACCAAGAGGCATACGACCAGTTTGCTCATCTCTATAATGAAAACACGATTGCAGAATATCAAAACGCATATGGGGAAAACTGGAAAAAGTTCTGGGATACACAAGTATCTATGACAGAAACCCCGTTTGTTTTAGGTCTGCAGCAGATGATTGGCACGCCTGAAGATTGGCAGGCTCTAATGGATAAGTACGGGTATAGCACCGAGGAGATTTTAGAGAATGGTGGCCCGATTGCTGACTGGGGCGCGTTAATCAACAGTGAAGAAATGCAGACAGCAGTTGCCGTGGCGGAAAGAGAGCTCGCAAATCTTGAGGCTGGTATTGAGCGTGAGATAGAAGATTACAATGAGCGCATCAGAGCGAAATGGCAACAGCTAAACCCGATTGTGTCTGCGTGGCTTCAAACTGACTTTATGTATCAAGACCTAAATGACACTATGCAAGAAATCGCTGGCGTTATGGTGTCTGGGTTGGATTTCAGCACTCTTGGCTTGACCACGCAGGAAGAAGTTCAACAATATATCAACGATAATATTCTTGAACCTCTTTTCCTTGCTGCTCCAGAAGTTAAAGATGCATTTGCAAAAATAACTGACTGGCGTGAAATGGTTAGAAACGGAGTAATATCCGGAGATGAATTTGCGACCAAGGTCAAAGATGCATTCGATGGAATGATATCGTCTATGGACGAAGACAGCGTCGATGAATTCAAATCAATTTTTGTTAATGCCTTTTCTATGATGGGCGTTGCCGGAAATGATTTTGAGACAATTCTTGAGGGGTTAATTGAAGATTGGGCATATGTCGGTACCGCTGCTGTAGAAGCGGTCAGACCAGCCCTGCAATCTTTTGAAAAACTGGAAAGTTCCACGGCGTCAGCAATAAAAGCACAGCTTGCCTCAAATAGTATTTTGGCCGATAATGCATCCTTATCCGAGGAAGCATATGAGGCCATTGTAGAACTTGCTGGCGGAGAGGCTGCATTAGCTAACTGTGTAGATACAACTAACGGCTACCTTGTTACTAACGCCGCAGAGTTGCAAAAGATTATTGGCGCATCCAACGAGGTCTTGCTCAACAACATCAAAATGGCACAGTCCTACGAAAAGCTAAATTATCATAACCTTGTCTCAGAGCTGCACGATGTTTGCGATGGGCTTGAGGATTATGACGATGCTTCGATGGGTGTAGTCGATTCCATCCTCGAACAAATTGACAAGACTGAACTTCAGATCGCAAAGTACAAACTGCTTGAGCAACAAGTTCTTGGCGTGACCAACGCATTCACAGAACTTCAAAATGCTCAATCGTTGGATGAAGCGTCCGATTACACGGACGACCTCTCCGAGATGATCGACTCGCTTATTGGCTCATATGAAAACCACGAGTTCGGCACTGAGGCATTCCAGGTTGCATTTGGAGCACTTATTCCAGAGGATGTTTATGAGCAGTTCACAGATGCTGGAGATCGCTTGGATGCAGGTTGGAACTACCTCCACGAAAAATTGTCGAGGTATTTTACTTACGACGAAGGCAATATATCTATTGATTTTGGTAACGTAGAACAATTTGTATCTGATGCACTCTCCACATCGTTTGGAGATTCCACGGTCATCACTGGAACGCTGGAGGACTTCGACCTCAACCCGCAGATTACCACTGTCGAAGAATTTGCAGAGGCTATGGGCGTTACCACAGAAGTTGCCTTTGCTCTTGGGAATGCTATCTCAAAATACACTGCTGATAACGATGACTTCCTGAGCGAGCTTGAAGTTGATAGTCTTGAGGGAAAAATCTATAGATGCGACCAAGCGCTGGTTGATTTGCTCGAAAGACGAAACGAACTTGGGAAAGCAGGCGCGGTAGGAACTGATGAATGGAATGCGCTTCAAGATGAGATAGACGCTACGACGGATGAGCTATCCGAGCTTCAGGATAAGGCCAGAGAAGATATCACTGCTCACATTGAAATCGATGCGAACATTATGCAGAAGCAACAAGAGGTCGATGATCTGAGAGCTGAGCTTGATTCTCTGGATGAAGCCGATCCTTCGTATAGTGTTACGATGGAGAATTACCTCGAGGCCGAGGAACAATTAGCAAGTTTACTTCGCCAGAAGTATGGCTTGGAAGCTCCGACAGAGCTGACTATTCGTGTTGCGCTTGAGGCTATACAAGGTGAGATCGACAGCGTACAAGGACAGCTTGACGCGATTGCTGAATACGACGCTGAGGCCGGTGTGTATGTCGCTATTGATGAGGCAGACCAAACCGCAGTTTCCAACTTACTCGGAGAACTGTCCGCACTTAAGGATGAGTATGCCCAGATTCAAGTGTACGCCGGTATCGACGATGAGGACGTACTGACGAGTCTTGAGACAATTCAGAATTTTGTGATAGAGGATAAAGATTTCTCGTTGACTATGTCCGGTTATGGCACAACGAAAAGCCGCCTCGAAACAATCACAAATCTTCTTTCCGGGATAAGGGATAGAACCGTAACAGTTACGACCGTTCATCGCACCAGCGGTGACAGTGAAGCATACGGAAGTGCACGGGTATCAGGCTCTGCACACGCTCACGGGAAATGGGGAATCGAGCGAGCTGAGAAGAACGCCTTGGTTGGCGAACTTGGCACAGAGCTTATGGTAGACCCGGCCACGGGTGTCTATCGTACGGTTGGTGAGAATGGCGCAGAGTTAATTGACCTACCCAAAGGCGCCATCATTTTCAATCACAGGCAAACCGAGGAGCTGCTCAAGAACAAACGCATCAATAGTCGCGGTGTTGCTTATGCACAGGGAAACGCGCACTTTACGTTTATTCCCGGCGGGTATCAATTTGGAACACCGACAAGGGTGCCCACTAACAATAGAACCGATGTGTCTGTCACAGTGAGTCCTGAGCTTGACCCGACCGATCTTGAGGAACAACTGGAGGACACCCTCGAGGCGCTGGCAGAAGACATCGACGAAATCATCGGGAACTATGAACACAAGATTTTCCTGATGGAGAGGAACGGCGCTTCTGCGGCGGAAATCATTGCGGTCTATGAGCAGATGCAAAGAGACCTGCATACACAGGCAAATAAGTACCGTGAACTTGGTCTCGATGAAAACTCTGATTACAT